GTAATCACATCAAACGGAGAGGACATTGTTATTCTCCTTTCTTCGTTGCGGCGGTGGGCTTAGAAAAGCTCTTCTGCCACTTTTCCAGCTCATCCATCCGGTGCACGAGGGCGTTGTACTGCTCAACAGGCACATACTGCTGTGTCGGTGCGGCGGTTTGCTGTGCCTGTTGTGCTTGTATCTGTCGCCATGTTTCCGGGCTGTAAAACTCTAACACGTCAGATTCACAAGTGTTTGGATTCAGACGTTTGCAGTAGATGACCCCACTACGCAAATCCGGGCAATACGTCCATCTTCCGTACAGGTCAGACGGTATCGCCAAAAACTCTTCCCTGCTGGAAACAGGCCTGCCCAGCAACCAACCGCCGTCTTGTGCCGACTGCTGAACAGGCTGCTGCCCATTCATCGGCTGCGGACGCTGAGGCTGCGCCTGCTGCATCTGCGTATTGGACAGGGGAGTGGCAAGTCCTACTGTACCCATGCCGCCGTAAGGATTGACGGGCTGCTGTGAAACGTAAGGTGCTCCGGGTGTCGGATAATAGCTCATAATACATCCCTCCTATTGCGCTCAGTGTACCGCACTGGCAAAAAAACGAGAGACAACGAAGGTACAACGAAGGACAAAAAAGAAAAGTGCCCACACGGAAAAATCCGCATGAGCGCTTAAAGATATAAATATACTTATATAAAATGATGCAAAAATAGAAAGTTTGAACGTTTTACTTGCAAAAAAAATCCCCCACTTTGCCTATAAAGTAACCCGCGTGGAACGCAGGGCTTCGGCAAAGCAGGGGATTTTTTGTAAAATCAAGAGCGGAATCGCCCACAGGCAATACCGCTCTCTACAAAGGCTGTAGCCTTTCAAATATCCACCCTAATGCGCTTCTTCGAGAGGCCGGGAGGATTTGTTGATGTTATTATACCACAATCAATCCGTCACGACAAGAACCAGCGCAGGGCCGTTGACGCTTACCGCTGCGTCCTGATAGGGCTCAACAACGGTCGTTTTCACGCCCTCGCGTTTGCGAAGCTCTGTAATAAGATTTGCGGTCGGAACATTTTCGAGGTTCACGGTGAGCTCCTTTCGTCTAGCTTTTCATCAATAACTTTCAGCCGGTAGCCTATCGCCGTACGGCTGTAATGTGTCTGTGCTGCAATATCCGGCAGCGGGAGCCGCTCAACGTACCGCAGTAAAGCTATCTTACGGTCTACCCTCCCAAGCGGTGCGCTTTTGATGGCGGCGGTCATCTGCTGTCGGTCAAGCCCTTGCAGCGCAGCGGGCAGCACTACACGAGCCGCTGCCACAGGCAGCACCGAGCCAGAAAGGCTGCGGCAGCTGTCCGGCGTTGCGCACCATATTGCCAATGCTGGCGAAACGGTGACATTTTGTCACCAATTTCGTGAGGTCACGAAATTGCTCTTGTGCGGCATACATTTTGTTGGTGTCAACAAAATGCTCGTATGTAGTGCTGCTCATAGTTTTACTCCTTGTTGATGGTAGGTTTCTTTTCTGCCAGTGCCTTCTTCATCAGGCCGACGGCTTTTTCAATCACGCTGTCCAGCACTTCATCCGTGATGAAAGGCTTCAGCCAGTCCGGCAGTGCGCCGCGCAGCGCAGAAAAGACCTGTGCCTTTTTCTTTGCGCCCTGACCGCTGCCCATAATGCTGTCCTCAGCGATTGTCACGAGCTCCAGCGCCCACTGCTTGACGTACTGCTTGTACCCCAGCCGGATGGCACCAACGGCCAGCGCGGCAAAGCCAATGAACATCAGCACCAGTGCGATGGGTGCGGGGATAAAGTTAAAGATTGCTTCCATGATTCGTTACTCCTTTCAGTAGGTAGTTGTTGATATCGGATTTGCTTTTTTGCATACCTTCTCGGTTGTTGCCGGATAGTTGCGCATCCAAAAGGTTCTGCACGCCAACAAGGACGAGACGCATTTCTTCATCGATGCCGTCAAATCGCGTCATGTCGCGTCTAAGGGCTGCGGCGTGCTGCGTAGAAACGGTTTCTACTGCAGCCAGTCGCTTTTCAATGGCGTCAATGCGCTTGTTCTGCGCATCGTCAGGCGCTTTTGCTTTTTTGACGTACTTGTGGATGATGTCCAACACCTTGTCCAGTGTGACTGTTCCGGCGCAGATGCTGCCGAGGATGCCAAGCACCCAGATGAGAGCCTGTTTTTCTGTCATGCACCCTCCCGGAGACGGGTCAGACCCTTCTTGCGGATGATTTTCGGATAGTTGAGGGTGGTCACGTTGAGGTCTACGTTGCCCGTGATGCCAGGCACGCTGCCCTTGCTGGTGTGCTGGTGAGCGTTGTAGTTAAACGTCACGTTGGGTGTTTTGCCGGTGTAGTCAGCAAGCCATACGTCCCAGCGGTTTGCCAGACGGCCCATATCCAGCTCCATGTTGGAGTAGTGGGTGTAGGTGTACAGCTGGGCGTAAAAGCCCATCTTTTCCACCTGTTCCAGCGCATAAGCGGTGAGGTTGGTGAGGTCGAGGGTGCTCATGGGTTTGAGCTTGTTTTCCTCCACGTCCACCGCCACAGGCAGGGTCAGCTCCTTGCCGTAGACCGCCTGCCGCAGAAGGGCAAGCTCTGCATCGGCCATGGCCTCGCTGGTGGCGTAGGTGTAGTAGTAGACACCCACGTCCAGCCCAGCCGCTTTGGCGTTGCGGTAGTTGGTCTCAAAGGTGGGGTCGACGTACAGGCCATCTGCCCGTTTGGAGAGCTTTTTGTTGGTGGATACCGTCTTGAGCATGGCCCCCTTGTAGCCCGCCGCTGCCACCTGCGCCCAGTCGATTTCGCCCTGATACCGGCTTACGTCAATGTACCGGTAAGGCGGTTTCCCTGCCCACCCGGTCACTGTGTCCACTGTGGACACGTCCGGAGCAGGGGCAGGCTCTTCTTTGTCAGCGTTGTCACCGGCAGCATTGGAGAGCGCAGAGAAAATATCCCTAAGGAAGTCAAGCATTACTTTCCACCTCATAAAAACCCTCCTCCGTCAGCTTTTTCATCACGGCATCCTTGTACCGGTCAGGCACGTTGTCGATGGTAAAAGCGCCGTCAAAGCGGTGCAGCTTAATTTGGGTCACATAGAACAAAACCATAGTATCCTCCTTACTGTGCGGCCAGCAGGTCAAGCATAGCCGCTTCCAGAGCGGCAAGACGCTCTTCTGCGGTGGGCAGCTGTGCCTTTTCCTCTGCTTCCTTGCGGGCCTTTTCCTGTGCGGCCAGCTCTTCGGCGGTGTACAGCACATACCGCTGCACTTCCACCTTTTCGTCATAGGCTTCCTTTGCGGCCACGCCGGGCACGTCCACCACCTTCCAGCGGTCACGACCCCCGTTGGGGTAGGTCTTGTACTCGTAGTGGCTGACCTCTTCCACGCCCGCCACAGCATCGTGGTGGATGGTCTGGGTCTCCTGCTTGAGGTAGCCTTTCGTCAGGTCTGGGCTGGCGATTTCTACGCCGTTACTGTCAATGATTTTCATGTGTGCTCCTTTCGGTTACGCCACTCTGCGCCAGATGTACATACAGTATGCCGGGGGTTGGACGGTATCGCTGTTGCCGTAAACACTACTAGAACGAGAAGCATCAAAAGATGTAACGTCATCAGCTACAGTTTTCGCCGAGTTTACATCATAAGAGCCATTTTTGTTCCCCGAAGCTTTATTGGTTGAAAAAGCTCCTCTGCTTCCGCCAACAACGCCATAATAAGTTTTGTTGTTACCTCTGGAATCAAAATTACCCGTTATATTCGGCAGCCCTGCCTCTACCGTTGTCCCAGCCGGATGCGTATCGCTTGCGCCCCAGATAGTGCAATCCTCAATGCGCTCCCACGTCCCGCCGTAAAGCTCTGCCGGGCTAGTAGCGTTTTCGCTGATGTACAGGCTGCCCACGGGGTGGTCTCGCTCGACTACCGCCGCAAGGACTTGCTGATATATAGCATAGGCATCAGGGCCAATGCCGTTTTTGAGTTCTCCTAGTGCCATTATTTCTCCTTTCAGTCGGTACGAAGCCAAATGTAAGTAAAGTATGCCGGGGGGCGGACGGTGGTGGAAGCGCCGTAGATCGGGTTGGAATCAGAAGCATCAAAGACGACATTTTCTCCATCAGTATTTGAAGCAGAACTGGTTACAAGCTGAATAGAATTTAATTTAGTATCGCTCGTGATAACTTTAAAAGCCTTTTGAGCTCTTTGCGTATCGTTGTACACTTCATTAGCAGAGTTTATAACCTTTCGTTTGGTATATTCTCCTGTAATATTCGGCAGTCCCGCCTCTACCGTTGTACCAGCCGGATGCGTATCGCTTGCACCCATTAACACCCTATCTTGCGCAATCTTTTCCCACGTTCCGCCGCCAAATGTCACAGCCGGGTTTTCCGGGCTGATGGTCTGATAGATACTGCCTACGGGATGTGCCGCAAGCAGGAAGTTGGAATAGATGGAACCGTCACCATAGAACTGACCACCATACTTGATGGGATACCACCGGGCAGAAATTTCCGCAGTCGGAACGTTGTGTGCACGGATACGGATAGCTCCGGTTCGAGTTTCCGGGTTTACAAGCATAGCTTTACCGGCTACGTCTGCGCTTGCAGGGTCGATACTGACAGATACCACAGTCGTGGACGTAACGTCTGCTGTAATATCAATGTAATACGGGTACTCTGCAACTTCTGTGTCTGTCTGCCACCCCGTAATTGGAATAAAAAGATCATGTGGAACGACGGAGTCTGCTTTCCCCGCCAGTGCGTCACCGGTAGCCTTTGCGTCGGCAGGGGCGTTCTCAATGCTCAGGGTTTTGTCGGTACCTGCCTTGGCCCCGGCTTCTTCCGAGTATTTCTTTGCATTGGCTTCACTGGTTGCAGCGGCAGATGCACTGGATGCAGAAGCATCAGCGGATGCGGCAGATTCACCAGCTTTTGTGGTTGCAATTCCGGCCTGTTCAGTGGCAGTAGCGGCAGAAGTAGAAGCCTCGTCTGCTTTCTGCTTTGCATTGGCTGCGCTTGTCTCAGCGCTCTTTCGAGCTGCTTCGACTGCTTTAATCCAGTCCTCTTCTGTGCCCACATAGCCATACTTTACAGCAATGGCATAGGCGCTATAAGGGCCGATTTCGATTTTTTTGCTCATTCAAACGTCACCTCCAAAATTCCTGAGCCATTGTCTTGCATATTTATTTCGGTCAAGCTATCGCTTTTGACCATATAAAGAATGCCGTTCTTCTGCTCGAAATCCATCCAGCCGCCTTTATTTGCACTCTGTTCTGCAAGACGGGCGCTTTCAGCAGACTTTTCGGCTTGTCTCTGAGATTCTTGCGCGGATGTTTCAGCGTTTATTTCAGACCGTTTCGCGTTCAGTTCTGCTTTTTCGGCAGCAATTCTCGCAATGTCCGCGCCTGCAACATCTGAAAGAGTGTTCAACGTTTCGGCATTCATAGGAGTGCCTTCAACGATTGGTTCGTCATTGCGGACAAGGGTGACGACTTCGGACAAGCCGTCCAGTTTAGTCATTGTCCATCGGTTTGGGTACTTCGCTTCTCGGTCAACAAAGTGCATAGTAAGGCTCACCTCCACAGACCGGCTCTGAGCAGTAGATTAGATGGTTGTTGGCTATCGTTTCGATATCGAGCAAAATTTCCTCGACCTGGTTGATAATCGTATAATGCAGATAATTGAGGGAAGCAGGAGTTTCGGGAGTATCGTTTTTGCCACTGCACAAAGAACGAATAGCTTTGATGTTGGAAAGCCACCGGGAAGCATCTGCGACAGTCAGGAAACCGTTTACATCCCAGTCGGTTTTGACTGAAACAGATGCATTCAGGATGGACGCAATCTCTTGAATCCCGCTTTCAATGCGGTTATAGTCCATGTAGCTTAGAGCGCCCTTCATGCCGGCGGCCCATTCCGCTTGTTCGTCTGCTGACCACGTGCCTGAACGTCCTTTTTCTGAAATTTCAGAAACTCTGGATACATCTTTATAGGTTCTATCAGTAATCCATGTTGCCACTATTATTCACCTCAGATCATCAGATTTCCATTTGTGTCAATCTCAAGATTGTCAGGGAGAGTAAACGCAGGCCTAGCAAAAACGGATTCATTATTTGCCCATATGCTTCTGCTTGTCCCGCTGTAAGAACAACAAACAACTCCGTGCTCTGCACGTTTCGCATCTTCTCCGCTCAATCCATCAGAAGAAGCGTCTGTCAACGGACTTCTTGTCCAGCAAAGTTCTGTTTCACTATCCAAGATTTGCTGGGCCACAGGAAGTTTTCCACCGTTGTTCGGGTATGCGTTATATGCATCGCCACCAATGCCGAGTTCTTTAGAAGTCAGGAGGAAAACGCTTTCAGCAACACGATCAGTCGGAAAAAATATGCTGCCTGCTTTTTTTTGGAGAACAGTTTCGCCTATCAAATTCTTCATGGCAGCGCTAAACAGATTTTTGTAATCATTGTTAAGCCAATTTCGGATTTCAGATGCTCCATCATCGTATCTAGGAACAACAAAATCTCCCTGCGGGGTACTTGTACCTTCTCCGTAGTGGTAGTTATTCCAGAATCCATTGTACTTTCCCCAATAATAAAACCAACGATTCTCCAAAGAAGCAGGGTCATACAGCCAATACTTTTGATTTGGATTGCTACCAACATTATTAAAGCGCATCTTGCGATAGCCATATCTGCGGACAAACAATGTTCGGCCAGCGCCGTTATGGTCAGAAAGATAATTATGCTGCGCAAGAATGAAATCGACCGCTGCGCCATTCTCCACGATTTTAACAATCGTACCATCAGGCAGATTGGAAAGTGCAGAAGATTGAGTGGAAACGTTCAGGCTTGCAGATTCTCCAAACGCACTTGCAGTAACCGTTGCGCTGCCTTTGGAATTCCACCAAATACGACAAGTAGAAACACCACCGCTGTTGCTGAGAACTTGCAGACGAACAGCTCCGCTACTCGTGCTCCAATTGATGCTCGGAGCACTCGAAACAGTCGGGTGGAAGGTTGCGGTAACGTCGGTGTACTGACTCCAAGAAAGGTTTGCCGAACTCTGGCTAAGCGTAATATAAGGTACTTCTGCGGTCACCTGACAAGAAGCAGAAGAATTGCCCGCGCTTGCCGTAACAGTAGTAGTTCCTTTATGGGAATACGAAACGCGGCAAGTAGAAACGCCGTCAATGTTGGTCAAGACGTCCAAGTGCACAATGTTAGCAGGAGACGCACTCCAACCGATTGAGGGGGAATCCATAGATGCAGGAGTTAGACGCGCGGTTAAAATACGAGACTCGGCATATTGAAGAGAAAACAAGCTTTGGTCAAGAGATACCGAAGTTACGTCAGAAAGTATATAACCTTCCAGCGTTCCCTTAAAACAGCCATTGAAAGTGTACTTTGCATTCGTAACAAACAGTTCCGAAGCGTAACCGAAATTATGGTTCAGCTTCACATGGTCAAGGGCATCAACGTGAGGGCTGGCGCGGTATTCCAAACTCGCCTTTTTTCTAGTGGACAAGATGGAATAGGCTTCTGTCATGGCGTTTTTGCCAATTTCCAAAATGGAATCGTTCAGCAAAGCGTTGCTGACGGATTGCGTAACTCCGTCAATGCTGGAACTGGAAGGGTAAAGGTGGGTCGTGTTGTTTACGCTGCAAGATACGTTTTTCAGGCGGGAAGAGAACGTGATTTCCGGCCACTGGTAATTGTTCATGGGGTCTATCTCGTAAACTTCTGAAGAAGAATCCGCAAAGAACACGGGGCGTTCAATTCGGATTTCTCCTCCTCGCGTCTGGTAAAGAGCCATCCCAGCAGCGTTTGCAGCCATCTGAAGAATATCAGAGTTCTTGTAGGAGGAGTTGCTTTCATTGCTGATATCAACGGGATAGTTTTTTAGCTCGTTGGGAATCGAATAAGAAACGGTGTTGTCCGGAAGCTGTGAGAGTGCATCTATGCACATATCATACAGATTCCCGCTTTTTCTGCCCGTATAAGTGGAGTTCATCAAGAACCCAAGTGCGTCACGCGCCACAAAAGACGCTTCAAGGCCGTTTGAAGGAACGTTCCATTCGGACATAAAGAACTGCCCGCCGTTGATCCATTCCGTCTTTCCGTCAATATCCATGCCGTAGCTTACTGTGACAAGCTGGCGTTCATAAATATAGCGGTACATTCCTTGCGGGTTCAATGGATCCCAGACCTGTTGACTGTTATCAAGCGAAAAAGAGATGCTGTCTTTGGAAAGCTGGCCAGAAAGCGGGTCTCTGCTTGATTCGTGCGTGAAGGAAATCAGGTTTCCTTTTCTGTAAACAAGCCGGAACCCAACAATGAATTGTTCGACTCTCGCTCTTCGGTTCGGAAGGCACCAAGAAAGTACCTCAAGAGAAATCGAGTTGTACCCAGATATCTCCCAGTCTACCTCAGAACGAACATCTACGTTATCTGAAACGGTTATGGTGCTTACTTGGGTTCCATCGGAATACGCCGTGAGCTTGAAACTTTTGGCGTATTCGTTTAACGTTCTAGACCACAAAATCGTAACGCCGGGAATCCGTCTGGTGTGATGCTTTCCGAATGTGAAAACGATTTTGGGGTGGTAAGAGTCCGTTACAATGTTTTTACTTGCGTAACCGACATCCACTTGGGAACCAGAGCCCGGAAAGAGAGAAAACGTTCCATCAAGAAGATGCAAGTTCGTCTCTCCGGTTGCATACTTTTTCAGCTCGTGTTCGCTGTTGTCCTCTACGATTTCAGCAACATTACTGAACGAGGACTGGCTATCCGAGCTAGCAGAAACGTCCTTTTGGACTCCAGGTTCCGAGCTGTTGTATGAAATCTTGACAAAGGTTTCAGGAACAAGGGTCTCCTTGAACTTATCAAGCCATTTTTGCGAAGGGTGTTCCATTTATCAAACCTCCACAAGCGACAATTTGCATCCAGTCCAGCCCATTACATTTCCGCTGTTTGGGTTTCGCCGCCACATTCCAGACGTGCGGTCGGATACATACATCTGCCGGGTTTCATAAGTGTTTGTTGCTTGGTTTAAGAATCGAACCGAGCAATAAAAGTTTCTTGTGAACAAACTAAGGACGGTTGCCCACTGGGCTGCGGTCAGGTAGTTCCACGACATCGAAATCTTTGCAACATCGTGTCGCACGACGGCCCCGACCACTTTTCCTTGAGTATTTCGTCCAAAATCCACAATAGTACTTGTGGTAGCTTCATAAGAGGACGGTTCGGACAATGCCGTACCGTTCACTGTGACCAGTGCTGGAATATTCGCCATAGAACCGTTGCCTCCTTAATAGCTGTACGCTTCCGTTCCCATCAGGGACATTCCACGATCACTCTGACGTTTTTCGACCGCAGAAGTGATTTCCTTACCGTCAAGATAAACCCGAACCGTAAAGTTTCCGTTGTCCGTGTCTCCGAAACCGGATTCCTGCAAGGCGGAAACGAAGCCTTCCTTTACCGCGTCACGCAGTTCAGACGGGGTAAGCTCTGCCGACCGAGTATAACTGCTAGAAGAATACGAACCGGAGCCAGACGCCTGTTCATATTCGCTGGTTCCCGGAACGTTGGAATAATCCACGTTTCCAGAAGCGATAGAATCAACTGCAGGGCTGCTTTCCCGACTTGCCGCTGCCGCAATCTTATCTGCGTATTCAAACAGCGGGTTTTTCACGTATTCGATTTGTCCGCCCCAGAGCTGAGCAACAAGGTTGTATGCGCCAATCATAACGTTGACGCCGTTAACGAACCCCTGAATAAACAGGCCCAGCAAACGAACGATTCCTTCAAAAATATAGGACATGAAATTCTTCAAGCCGCCCCATACGGAAGAAATGCCGCCTGCAACATCACTATTCGTTCCGGCTAGATTGAACAAAGCACCAGCCAACATCCCAATCAGAGAGATAACGAACAGGATAGGGTTTGCATTCATTGCAACATTTAATCCGGTCTGCGCCGTCGTAGCCGCAACGGTAGAAGGAACCAGTTGACCGATAAAGCTAGAAGCCATACCGGCAATGTTGTTCCAAACGCCACTCAGGTTGCTTGTCAGCCAAGTAAGGCTGTTTTCTGCAATAGACTTGATTTGCGCACGCTGCTCATCATCCATCGCATGATAGAAATAGGAAGCCGCCCACTTACCAAGAGACTGCAAATCGCCCTTCTCGATGGCAGTGCCGAGCGTCTTCATACTGCCCAGAAAATCGTTCTGCAAGCTGGAATCAATCTGCTGCCACTGGGTATCCAGACCGTTTAAGAACCCAGTAACGTAGTTGGTCGCCTGAGTAGAACCGGCTGCAATCATCGCCTGTCCCTTCTCCTGCACAGCATCTACAACGCCCTGCATAGCAGTGGTGACGTAGGGGATAGCCGCAGCGATACCGTTTGCAAGGCCCTGGTCGATGTAGATACCGAACTGTTCAAAAACTTTGGAAGGGGAGTGGATATCAGTCTCAGTGGTGAACTTGTCAATGATAGCTTTTGCAAGGCCGCCGACAGTTTTCTTGGCAGTCTCGATTCCGTTATTGATACCATTGATAAGTCCTTCTACGATATTCTTGCCATAGTCAAGAAATTTTTGTGGCAGATTTTTTATGGTGTCGACAAGACTATTCCACGATTTATCCCAGTTAGTCTTGAATCCAGACCATTTCTGATTCCACCACTCGCCGACACCAACGAACCACTGCTTCAGCCCTGCGCTGGCTTGGTCGAGTGCTTGAATGGGATGCTGCACAAACCCGGGAAGGCTTTCCCACGCGGTCTGAAAATTGGTCTTAAAGCCTTCCCACTTTTCATTCCACCACTCGCCGACACCAACGAACCATTGTTTAAATTCGGCGCTTACTTTATCAAGTTGAGAAGTGATTTTATCCCAATTTTGATAGATGGCAATTCCAACGTCTGTCATTGCACCAACAATCAGGCCAATCAAAGCGCCGATACCCGTACCGATTGGGCCGCCAAGAGAGCCGATAATTGCACCAATGCCAGCACCAGTCATAGTAGAGCCAAGAGGAATTAAAACGCCATTCAATTTATTCAGACCATTCTTGACAGCGTCATAAACGCCAGTCACGAACATGGGAATGCCAGTTACAATTCCACCAACGGCTGCGCCGATAATTGCACCAGCGGTAGAGCCACCAGCAGTTTTAATCGCTTGTCCGACAGCAGAACTGCCAAAACCGGTTACAATAAACTGTGCAATGCCTTTACCAAGAATGGTTGCCCCTGTAGTTCCAATCAAAGCGCCAAGAACAATTTCGGCGAAATTCTTTCCATTTACGCCATTTTCAATCGCGTCTTTGATGCCTGTAATCTCAAGAACGACACCCACCGTAAAAACGCCAAGCCCCAAAACAATGGATTTAAGCGCGTTCATTTTGGAGATAGCGTCCACAATATCCGTAATAAGATTTGTGAGCTTCCAAGCGGCAAGAGCGGTTGCCACAGTCGCTATAAGAGGAAGCATACTTTTGATTTTCTGCTTCATCTCATCAATAGATGTGCCAACATAGTTCTTGAACATATCGTAGCCGGACAGGTCTACATCGCCCAAAATGTTGCCAGCAGATGCACCGCTGCCAGAGCCAGAGTTTCCCTGCGTTGGGTCGATGATGTTAAGTTCATCAAAGCCCATCGTGTAGTCCTTCAAGGCCTTGGCAGCTTTTTTTGTGGAATCGGCAGTGTCATCCATTGCATCGCCAATTCCACCAACGCTGTCAGCGCTCTTGGTGAAATCAGTGAAAACGACCTTCACACCCATCAGCTTTGCCACCCACTCAACAAACTCTCGAATGAGCTGAACAGCGGCAATCAGCGGGGGGAGAATGGATTTCAGGGCAGGGTAGAGCAGAGATCCAACAGACTTTGCCAGCATATCCAACTGCGCTTTCAGAATCTTAATCTGGTTCGCAGGGCTTTGGATGGTCTGTGCAAGGTTGCCCTGCACGTTGGCGGTCTGCTTCATAATGGCAATGTACCGCAGAACTGCCTTATCTGCCTGAGACAAGCTAGAAACCTGCTTGTTAAAGCCCAAAGCAAGAAGCTCCTGCTGCAACCGTGCCTGAGTTAGATCAATGCCCAAACGGCGAATAGGCTCAATCTCGCCAGAAATAGCGGAGGACATTGCGGTAAAGGTTTCTGCAACGCCCTTGTTCCAATAGGAACCTTCGTCATAGGCAAGCTGGGTCAGGTTCTTGGACAGAACGTATGCTTTGTCACTTGTCAGACCAAACGAAGTACCCAAGCTCTGAATAGTAGCCATGTAGGTCATCGCTTTGGTTGGGTCAACGCCAAGTAATCCCTGCATCTTGCTAATGAGCGTATCGGCTTCACCGCTCAAATTGCCCATAGCATTATGAAACAAGTCTGTCGCTTCATAGAAGTCGTTGAACTTCGCAACAGCGTTGCCAAGATACTCAGCAATGGCTTTCAACGACACCAGCTTTGCCATGTTCCGCATAAAGCCGTTCATCTGATTGGACAGGCTGAGATAGCTCTTACGCTGCTTTTCGTTGGCTGCGGTCACGCGGTTTGCCTGTGTGACCACTTTGCTCAACTGCGGAGGGAGCTTTGCAAAAGCGTTGCCCACCTTGTCAAGCTGAGATGCAAGGGGAGTAAGAGCGGCGGAAATCTTCTGGCAAGAGCTTGCAAAAGAATCAAGGTCTGTGGCTTTTAGCTTGTCGGTCAGGTCAGGAACCTTTCCAATCGCATTGAAAGCACTGCCAAGAGCTTTAAGGTTCGATGCGTCCAGAATAGACAGCGGAGCCAAAGCGTTAGTAAGCTGAGTAATGCTTCCAGACATGGAGTAAAAGTCCACGCCGTTCAAGCCAGACACAGCCGCAGGAATCTTCTTGATGGCATTCACGACCGTGTTGATGCTCTTTGCGCTTGCGGTCGTATTGGCGTTGGAAAGCCCATTCAGAAAGCTGGTGATTTTGTCCAGCCCGGACATTCCAGCGGATGCCTGTTTCAGTGTTGCAATGGAACCAGCCAGCTTATCAAGGCTATTTACAACCTTCGTGACATTGCCCTTTGTGCGCAAATTAGAAATGGCGGCAGCGAGCTTGTCGATATTAAGCTCTGCGCCCTGCGATTCCGCAGAAATCTCTACGGATAAGCTCGTAATATCAACATCAGCCATCACTACCACCATCACTTTCCATCATAGAGAACATCATTCTCTTGATTCGTTCCTGCGCCTCAACTGCGCGTTGGTATTCATACTCGTCTTTCTCCTTTTGGGTAAGGGGAATCGGTCTATCCATGTACTTGATGGGGCTAGACCCTTTCTTTCGGAACATATTGCCAACCGTAGAGGAAAGCGCAGATGCCGTGTAGAAACCATTTCTCCACGCTTCAATATTGGCTCTGCGGGCGCGTAGTTCTTCCGCGTCCCGGTAGACCTTTGCCAGCCAGACATCGCCGTACCAGAACTGTTCGTATGTCATGCCAATGGAGATGTAATAGGCTTCTACATCGTGGAACAACTTAGACACAGAGAATGGCTCTGTATTACTGTCCGATTCTTGAGACTGTGATGTTACACAATCTCCCACGTTGCGTTTTTTGCGGTCTTATCCTCATCATCGGTAGCAATCAGCGACTTGATGGAATCTGTGTACATCTCCGCCAGAGTAGCCAGCAAGTTTTCCTTGTTCTCAATGTGTCCAAGCATATCATCGACCAACTGTCGCTTGATTCCCTTGTTGCGGGCAATGAACGCGCCATAGAACAGAGCTTTCGTGTTTTTGGCGGGGTTAATGCCGTTAAGGAACTCATAAATCTGGAAGCCGTTTCGTTCAGCGGCTTCGGCACTCTCGCGGGTGAAAGTCAGCTCATAAGTGTTCTTACCATCGGGGGAATGAAAGTTGATAACCTTAGCAGCCATAATAAATGCTCTCCTTTATAAATAGGGGCAGAACCAAATCCGTTGTTCAGTTCTGCCCGGTTTGATTGATTTGATTAAGATGTATTAGCTAACGTCAAGGGAAACCGTTTCAGCCCATTTGGGTTTGCTCAGGAAAATAATGTTGATGGGGAACTCCAACGGTTCGTCAACGCCTGCGCCGGACATACCGCACTGGTGCATACCATCCCAAGTAAACCCAGAGCCATCAGAAAACTTCAGAGCATAATGATGCGTTGCATTGAGTTCGCCGTCCGAATCCTTGTAGCCACGCTCGGCAACGGCGGCGTAATCCGTCTTGTTGTAGAATGCGTTAAAGGGCTTAAGATCAGACTGGTTGATGCCAAAAATCTGCTTCTGCATGGGGTCAGAAAGAGTAGTGACATCCAAAAGGTTCGGGTCAGAAATCAAGTCAGGAAAATCCTTGATGTCGCACAGCTTGGTCATAGTGGCGGAAGTTCCTTCATAAAGAGTAATTCCGTAGCTGGAAATTCCAGTTGCCATAGAATGTTTACCTCCTTAGTTTCGGTAAATCATTCCGTCCTCTCCGATTGTTGCCCCATAGCTGCAATCAATCCGATAGACGGAATTGTTGTACAGCCCATTCAACGGGGCAAACGATTTTCGATAGAAATTGAGCGGTTCCAACACAGAATCCACGATGCTCACAATAGAGCGGGCTTCTGCAATGCGTCCGCTGGTTTTGTTGGAATAGACACGCACACGAAGGGAAACTGCGGCATACTTGCTTCGGCTTGCAGAATCCCGATGAACCGGGAGGTTGCTGTTTTCCTCTATCTGCACACACGGAAACTTTTTAACGTTACTGTCGTTGATTTCACCGGTGATAAAGATGCCGGGAACCTGTTTCCGAAGTTCTGTTGCAACAGCCGTAAAGATGGAGTTGAAATAATCGATCAACTATTCCAAACCTCCCTCCATGTTGCTTCGACTTGAGAAGCCATTTCCTCAACAGCTCCCCACATAGCCATAGCTGGCTCGTTGCCATCGGTGTAATTCAACTGGCCTTTGCCATCCACCTGTTTGACGGGCGTGCCAGCATTGCCAGCTTCGCCGTAGTAGTACCATCTGCGGTTTGCGCCTTGCCCTTTGCCGTAGGAGCCATGCGCACCGACACCGGGCGGAAGTTGCCCGCCATATCCGTTATGATGTGCGCCTGTACCGAACTCAATAAAAGCAACTGCTTTTCCTTCGGCAATGATGGTGCAAATGTTTCCGTTCTGCTCAACACGACAAGAGACATCGTTGCTACCGGCATATTCTGCATTTGCAAAGCGAACTTTCGCTACAT